CCGGAACTTGGAATTGAAAGCCCGCAGCTTGGAACGAGGGCGATGGTGTAACCATGGCGGCGCCGACCCTATATCAAAAACGAACTGCGGCAAAGCGCGGGTCTAGAGATATTGCGCGTCTAGCTGAACAATATAAGCGCGGTATTCAGTCTGTGTCGTCTGAGTACGAGCAGGCGTTTGGCGCATATCAGGCAAAGACAGCTGAGACTCTGGCCCCATACGAGGCAGCAATTAAGAAATATCAAGAGAGCACTCTTCCTCAGTACGAGAGCGCAGCTGCCGCATACGAGACCAAGGCCAAAGAATATCAAGGCAAGGTGTCAAGCTACCAGGATTTATTAAAAAGCTATGTCGTTGACACAAGCGGAAACCTCGCCAGGTTCGAGCGGTGGGCATCTTTTATTGATCCCAGTATTTTTAATATTATGGGTGGCCAACCAGTTAACTTAGATGAGAGCGCATATTACGCAGCTCAGTTTCCAAATCGCGTTAGACCCGACCTTGGAAAATATGAATTTGTTGTCACTGGTGCCAGGCAAGAGGGAAGAACCAGCCTGCAGCAGGGGTACTTAAAAGCAAGAAGCGTGGCAAAACCATTTTCTGAGTTTACGCAACGCACATCTCCTGGCGCGTTTACAGAGAAGGCCCCAGCCGCACCAGAGGCGCCACCATCTGCGCCAACAATTGAGTCATTCTCTGATGAGCCATTTCAGCAAAAACGCGCTGGACTAGAGAGCGAGTTTCAACGCGAATTGGGCGAGCGCAAATCTGCCCGCATATCAGCTGTATCACGCCGCTCTTCACGGCCACTAATGCAAGGGTAACCATGGACAAAGTTGAAAAGGTAATGGGTGAATATAAACGCGGAAAGCTCAAGAGCTCTTCTGGAGATAAAGTCAAAAATCGCAAGCAGGCGGTGGCCATTGCCCTGTCTGAACAGAGACGCGCCCGCAAGGGCGGTCTAATGAAAGAAGCCCGCGCATGAAAATTGAAATTGAAATTGAAAAAAATGGCGAGGGCAAAGACAAACCCGAGCTGGAAGACGAGCAAAAAATGGCCATTGCTAAAAAGCTTAAAAAAAATATGGTGCTGACTCGCATGGAGCGTAACTTGTTGGCTGAGTATTTGCTTGAGGAGGAAGACTAATGAAAGAGGTCTGGGACAAACCGCGGCCAAAAAGCGCCGGGAAACCAGAGAAACTTACGCCATCAGAAAAGCGCATGGCTATGCGTCAAGCAAAAAAGGCTGGGCGCCCGTATCCAAATTTAATCGATAACATGATGGCGGCCAGAGGCGAGAAGTGAGCAAATACAAGGACCCAGACGGTGGCCTTACCGAGGCCGGGCGTCGCAAATTTGAGCGATCAGGGGAAAGCAAGAACTTGCAACCTGGCGTCAAAGATTCGTCTCCGTCTGGCGAGCGAGCCAGGCGCAAGGGTTCTTTTTTAACTAGGTTCTATACCAACCCAAGCGGTCCAATGGTTAACGAAAAGGGTGAGCCAACTAGGTTGGCCAAGGCTGCTAATGCCTGGGGCGAGCCGGTTCCAAGAACACGCGCAGCAGCTGCGCGACTAGCTGCCAAGGGCCGTAATTTGCTTGAAAAGTACAAACTGGAAAAGGACTGATATGGATATTAGTTACTACGACAAGAAGGCTCCGGGCGGGCTGCGTCTTTCCCCTGACGAAATTATGAAACGTCAGGAAATAGCTCAAAAGAAAAAAGACGAATTTCAGCAGATATATCAAGACGCCTACGAATTCGCTCTCCCGCAGCGCCAGCTATATGGCGTATGGGAAGGCGGCGCTACCGGCACCAAAAAAATGCACCGGGTATTTGATTCGACCGCAATTAACTCAACTCAGAGATTTGCTAACCGACTGCAGTCTGTGGTGTTTCCTCCCCAGCGCAAGTGGTGCAGGCTAGAGCCGGGGCCCTCTATTCCTACTGACAAGACACAGATGGCCCAGGCAATCTTGGATGTCTACCAGGACAAGATGTTTTCGGCGCTGCGTCAATCTAATTTTGATATTGCAATTGGAGAGTTTCTCTTAGACCTGGCAGTTGGCACGGCCTGTATGATGGTGCAGCCAGGCGACGACATTAGCCCAATTAACTTTGTGCCGGTTCCGCTATTTCTGGTGTCCTACGAAGAGGGCGCCAATGGCCAGGTAGACAATGTATACAGAAGAATGCGCATGAAGGGCGAGAGCATCGAGCGCCAGTGGCCAGATGCCAAGATGCCAGACGATATGGTGCGCCGCATTCAAAATAAACCCACGGACGACGTTGAGCTGCTCGAGGCAACCATATTTGATGCCAAGCGCGGGGACTACTGCTACCACGTTATCGACAAGACATCTAAGCAAGAGATTGTCTATCGCCGAAGAAAGACCTCCCCGTGGGTTATATCGCGCTACATGAAAGTAGCCGGCGAAATCTATGGCCGCGGCCCGCTAATGACAGCGCTGCCAGACATTAAGACACTCAACAAGACCAAGGAGCTTTTGCTTAAGAACGCCTCTATGGCCGTGTCTGGCGCCTACACTGCAGCTGATGACGGGGTCTTAAATCCCAACACGGTCAAAATTGTTCCTGGCGCGATTATTCCGGTGGCCCGTAATGGTGGGCCACAGGGTCCGAGCCTGTTAGCGTTGCCCAGGTCTGGAGACTTTAACGTGTCGCAGCTGGTGATCAACGATATGACCGCCAGCATCAAACGAATTCTGCTGGATGAATCTCTGCCGCCAGACAATATGTCCGCTAGGTCTGCCACAGAAATTGTGGAACGAATGAAGGAGCTGGCCCAGAACCTGGGCTCTGCCTTTGGTCGCCTGATCAATGAGACCATGATTCCTCTAACGGCCAAGATTCTCGAAGTAATGGACGAGCGCGGCATGATTGACTTGCCACTGCGCGTCAACGGCCTAGAGGTCAAGGTTACCCCGGTGGCACCGCTGGCCCAGGCCCAGGCAATGGACGAGATCAACGCAATCTTGCAATACTCGCAGCTGATGCAGGGCTTTGGCACAGACGGAGCCGTCGCAATTAAGACAGACCTTGTCGTGGATTACATTGGCGACAAGCTTGGGGTGCCGGCCACGCTCAGAAACAACCAAGCAGAGCGAGCAGTGCTCATGGAGCAGATGCAGCAACAGCAACAAAATGCACTCGCCATGCAGGCAATGAGCGCTCAGATGGCCGCAACCGCGGAGCAGCCCATGGTCCCACCTGAGATGGTGCCGGCATGAGCTGGGAGGACCTAGAGGAACCAATGCCCCCAGATATTAGGGACGTAACACAACAGCGCGAGGAGCTGGCCAAGCTGTGCCTGCGTGTATTTGCGACCGAGGACGGGCAAAAATTGCTGACCTGGCTTCGGGCAACCTATGTCGATGTGCCTGTCGCCGCGCCTGGCACCGACGCCTCATTCGCTTACTTTGTCGAAGGGCAGAGAAACGTAGTGAGGGATCTAATGTCGCGGATTAACCAAGCAAGGAAACTATGAGCGAAGACACCAACATCGAGCCCGGAGAGTCCGGCCTACTCGATAACGTGCAACTAGAGGACCCAAACGCAAACAAAGAAGTAAACCCATCCGCAACCGCGGTGGACCACAAGGCAGCGCCGCCAGGCGAGCCAAAGCCAGAGGGTCCAAAGGACCGCCCAGATTTTCTCCCAGAGAACTTCTGGAAAGATGGCAAAGCAGACTACGAAAGCTTGGCCAAGAGCTGGAAGGACCTGCGGGCAAAAATCTCCAAGGGGGAGCACAACGCCCCAGCGGACGGCAAGTACAAGCTCGAGGCATTCGGAGATGGCTACGACGACCAGAATCCCATCGCGGGAACACTGACCAGCTGGGCAAAAGAGAACGGTATATCCCAGGCCCAATTTGATGACCTGGCCGGTAAACTGTCCTCGCAGGCCAGGGAACTCATGCAGGGAGAATCTATTGACCCAGCAGAGGAGCTCAAGGCTCTTGGGCCAAACGGCAACGCCATCGTTAACGGTATGGTCGATTGGGCCAGGGGAATGGTCAAAAAAGAAATTTTGTCTGCCGAGGATTTTGAAGAATTCAAAATTATGGGCGGCACGGCCAGGGGCATTAACGTGCTGATGAAAATCCGCTCTGCCTACGAGGGAAGGGTTCCGGTTGAATCTGTTCCGCTCGATGACGGCATGAACCGATCCAAGCTCGAGGGCTACATTAAAGACCCAAGATGGAACAGCGACCCGGCATGGCGAGAGTCAAGAGAGCGGGAGTGGATGGCATCTCAAAATTCTTAGCAAGCATTTCCTCCTCCCCTCTCCTTCGGGGATTTGACCCGGCCACAGCGCCGGGTTTTTTTTATATTGCACCGTGCTTGCATTTTGGTTTTTAACAAATAGAATGCAACCATGGCCCACCGCTTTTAATAGCGACCCTGACCGCAGCGAGATGCTGACGATTGGCTGCCGTAAGCAGCAAGCACAGGCCCAGGTTACTGGCTCACCGACGCGATCAACCCTTTTTTTGACTAATTCAAGGAGCACGAAATGGCACTGTCTCTCTCAAACGCCTTCGTTACGCTCTTCGATGCTGAAGTCAAGCAAGCCTACCAGGGCAAAGCAATGCTGGTGGGTGCGGTTCGGCAGCGTCGTGGAGTCGAAGGTTCTACAGTTAAGTTCCCCAAGGTTGGACGTGGCGTAGCAACAGCTCGCGTAACGCAAACTGAAGTTACCCCAATGAACGTGGGATTCTCTAACGTCACCTGCACGCTAGGTGATTGGAACGCCGCTGAATACAGCGACATCTTCTCGCAGCAAAAAGTTAACTTTGACGAGCGCTCTGAGCTTGTCCAGGTAGTTGGCAACGCAATTGGCCGCCGCCAGGACCAGATCATCCTCGACGCGTTGAACGCAGCCTCCGGCACCGGAACTGTTGCCAACAGCATCGGCGGCTCGAACACCAACATGAACATTTCCAAATTGCGTGAGGCTGCAAAAATCCTCAACACAAAGAATGTTCCGTCCGACAACCGTCACATCATCATCCACGCCAACAGCTTGGCATCGATGCTCGAGCAGACCTCGGTCACCAGCTCGGACTTCAACAGTGTCAAGGCATTGGTCCAGGGTGAGCTCTCAACATTTATGGGATTCCAGTTCCACATTCTCGGTGACCGTTCCGAGGGTGGCCTGCCCATCGATGCATCCAATGACCGCACGCTGTACGCATTCCACAAGGATGCAATCGGCTACGCAGAGGGTATCGCTCCTCGCACGGAAATCAACTACATCGCCGACAAGACAAGCTGGCTAGTAAATGCTCTGTTCTCTGCTGGCGGTATAGCGATTGACGCCGAGGGTATTGTTAAAATTACTGCACGCGACACCGCGGCTGCAGTTTAATAAGGGGAATCACAAATGGCTTACTCTGCTGATGGCCTCAATCTTGTTTCCGGCTCTAAAGCTGGCAACGCACCCCAGGTTTGGGCATACCAGACCGCCGACACCGCAGCCACGGTTGACACCTCTGGCTACTTCAACACGGCTGCTAGCCTGTTGAAAGTTGGCGATATGATGTATGTCTACTCTGGTGTAGGTGGCACGCCTGCCTACGGCATTATGATTGTGTTGTCCAACACCGGAACCGTTGTCGATATGTCTGATGCCACCACCCTTGGCGGCACCGACACCGACTAATTGGTGACGTTGTAAACGGGCCAGCCACTGAGTAATCGGGGGCTGGCCTTTCTTACATTGAGAGGTTGAAATGGCTTCAGGCGACACCGGAATTCGGATTTGTTCAGATGCCTTGCTCATGCTTGGGGCCAAGGCAATTACATCTTTTAATGATGGAACAGATGAAAGCTCTGTCTGCGACCGCCTGTACCCAAATGTCAGAGACTCCACAATTACAATGTATCCGTGGGGTTTCAGTATAAAAAAAGTTCAGCTCTCGCAGCTGATTACAGCGCCTGGCTCCGTGTGGAGATATGAGTACCAATTGCCAGGCGACAGGCTAGCTAGCCCCAGGGCGGTCTTTGAGACTAATGCCGTAGGTGGGTACCCGGTCAAGGATTGGGAGATCCAGGGCGATAGGCTGCTAACAAACCTAACGTCCGTATATATAGACTATCAATACTCGGTTCCAGAGTATGCGATGCCGTCATATTTTATTCAGCTGCTTAAGTACCAGATGGCGTGGCACATAGCGGAGACAATTACTGAGCAGCAAGAAAAATCTACCAAGTGGCAGCGCGTGGCGCTGGGTGACCCATCAGAGAATATGCGCGGTGGATACTTTAGAGTTGCCGCCAACATTGATGGCCAAAACCAGCCCACCAGGGTCATTGAAGACTTCAGCTTAATTGCAGTGAGAAACTAATGCCGCGCTTTGTCGAGTTTCAAACCAACTTTTCTACGGGTGAGCTCGACCCTCTGCTGCGTGCTAGGGTGGACCTGCAGTCATATAACAACGCGCTGGCCAAGGCGACCAACGTCTTGATCCAGCCCCAGGGCGGCCTGCGTCGCCGGCCCGGTACTAAGCACATCCTTGAGCTACCCAACAGCTCCACACCATCTGCCGGCAACGGCGTGCGCCTGGTCCCGTTTCAGTTCTCGGTAGATGATAGCTATATGCTGTGCTTTACGCACAACCGTATGTACATCATTAAAGACGGCGTGGTGCAGGCCAACATTAACGGCAGCGGCAACAATTACTTAACCACCACAATTGGCAGCAGCATTGTTGATGATATGTGCTGGACTCAGTCTGCCGACACACTGATTGTGGTTCACCCTGATTTGCAGCCCGTGCAAATTCAGCGCACAAGCGACACCGCTTGGACAGCCACAACGATCACATT